GGAAGGAAAATCAGATTTCCAAGATGGTATTATCATGTGCGACTTTGCCATTTGAAGAAGAAATAGCAGAAACAATTATGGATTTCAAGGCCAAGTTTGAAAATGCGGAAGTTCATAGTATTAGTAGTTTTGATTATAAAAAGTCCATATCATTAATAAATATGGAAGGCCAGTGTGTATTGCCGCACATGTTGTTTCAAGAATTCCGAGATCTTCAGAATTGTGTATCTCACTGTGATAAAAATCGGACATTGTTGCGATATTTTGATTTACAAAAAATCGTGGATTTCGTATGTTATGTAAACAGTTATAAGATGATAGACGACGAGTATTTAATAGAGAATTATTTTCCAGATGTGAAGGAAATCAAAATGGATTCAATAAAATATTATTATTTGAATTGTTTGAAACACATAAAGGAGGAACATTGGAGCGCAATATTCAATTATATGAATATGAAGCAAGATAGCATATATGATAATTCAAATAAACTACGTAAAACAATTAGCACCGATAAAGTTGAGCCGAAAACGATTGTAAAGAATCAGTCAATGGATTTAAATAGCACCAAGTTAAATGGTTTGTTTTTGACAACGAAGGATGCTCAAACATTGACACATGGTCCAACAATATTTATGGCGAACGATGTAAATAAGATAGCGCAATTTTATGTGAAAACTGCTCAAATACCACAATGTGTATATGATAATTTATTGAGTAACATATTGAAAAATAACCAAGTATGCGATAAGATAGGAAAAATAGAGATGAAATTGGATGACAAACAGAAGGCACTCCAAACGAGCGATAAGGAAACCTCAAAGAAAACAGAACGTCAAGAAGAAAATAATCCTGAAATCAAGAAATTGAATCAAGAAATAGACAATTTGAAGACACAGTTAGTGAAGATTTCATTGGAACGCAATTACATCCCAAATACAAATGAACATCAGAAAAAGTGGCACGATAAAACAATGAATGAAGCATATGCACCAAATATAAGTGATGAACATGTTGAACAAATAGCAATATTGGATGTGAGTAATGATTTGAAGATGCTGTTGTTGATGGGTATCGGAACATTTGACAACAATAGTGATGTGCGTTATTTAGAAATAATGAAAGAATTGGCATATGAACAAAAGCTCTACATAATCATTGCTTCCACCGATTATATATACGGAACAAATTATATGTTCTCACATGGTTATGTTGGTAAGGATCTAACAAATATGACACAACAAAAGATTATTCAGGCAATGGGACGGATTGGGCGTAATAAAAACCAACAGAATTACACAATTAGGTTTAGAGATAATACAATGTTTATGAAATTGTTTAGCAAACAAGAATTCAATCAAGAGGCCGTAAATATGAATAAATTGTTTAGTTCATAAGTATTGTCAATAAACAATATAAAAAAATAATACTATGTAATAGTAGGGAGACGTCCCTGTAATGAGAAGCGAGGTGTGTGGTTACATCGTATTATTTGAATTAAGATTCTTATTGTGTTACGCAATTTGAATATAAAACCACACACCAATAACTCTCAGAAAGAAGCGAATTATGTGGTTACATCGTATTATTTGACTTAAGATTCTTATTGTGTTACGCAATTTGAATATAACACCACATAATAAATTCTCTTACCCTTTAGAAGTTTTGAATTACATTGGTGATATAATAAAATTATTGTTAATGAAATAAAACTATATTGTGAAATCTCTCGTATATGTTCTTTAAACCCTTGAAGAGTCAGATATCAGTAACTAATTAAAATCCAGAACGCCGGAGGCGTTCCATTTTAAATCTTCACTGGTATAAAAGAACACACTTTCTGTATATTGCAATCACGAGAAGCGGGCATTATAGTTACATCAAATTATTAAAAATAATTCATAGCAATATATTTTATTAAGACCAAGTAGTGAGAAACTTATAAAATCAATATATGAGTATTTCAATATGTTATTATTGAGAATTGGATATATTGATTCCACCGATATTTATATTACCTTCTGGTAGTGATTGTTATAGTATAATACATAAGTATTATAACTATACATACTATGAGTCATTACTCGTAATTACGAGTATTTGACAAATTTTTTGTTTATTAGTATGAGTAATCATACAATGATATATAATAATTTTATGTTATTATATATTACCATTTTATGACTAAAAATGAGATTTTTTGTATAATACAAAAAATTGAAACCATATAAAGCTTTATTATTACAAAGCATATATCATTTGATTATTATGACTACTACTCACGAAAATTTCATGTCTGGGGAATCTTATTTTCCTAATAACCCTTTATTGAAGTTGCGTTTGACGTTGACTTCATGTTACATAAAAGAACCTTCATATTATCAGAAAACAGAAAAAATAAGTAATGAATATGATCTTAGCCAATCAATATTGGAGAATATTTCAAAGTATATTGCGCTTCCCGAACATTTAACAAAGTCCAGATTGGAAATATTCCACATGACGGTAAATGATGCGTTAAATGCGGATTTCAAGGGAACCATTGATTTGGCAAAGCATGCGCGAGTGAACGAGTTCTTTCGCACTGGTCCAGCACTAGTTATTGCTTTGGCAGCTCAACATGAAAAGCGCGTTGAATTTAACAATGATAATCCAATGTACTTTCGCAACTTGGTGGAGGAAATGTTTTTGATACCGGGTGATATGATCACTCTTTTGGATGCATGGAAGAGTCTACATGATGGAAGTAAGACGAAGTTTCCTTCCTTTTTGAAACGTACAATGAGTCAGAGATTGGATAAAATCACGCCTTATCAGGCGGAGAAGTATAGAAAGAAGGTGATTGATAGTGTTCGTATAAGTCATCCGCGAACCAATGTAGTGTTGGATGAACTTATGGAGAGCGGAAAGTTACAACTAGATAGCAAGGATAAAAAGTGGGAAGCATTGAAGGCACAAGGAAACAATTGGCTTCAAACGATAGAACTGATGGAGTGGAATATGCCACATAAGGCTTGTGTTCATAATTTGAGGGGATTCGCGAACGAAGTGCGTAATGAGGAACACATAGAACGTTATTGTGAAATGATGAAACGCGGTGTAAAACACGGGAAGTTGTATCCGTTTCATTATATAACGGCATATCAGGCATTAAAAAGCGCCAGCACTGTTTCAAAAAAAGCAAAATCAACGAATCCAAATGCGAAGCCTTATTACATAAGGCCATTAAGGAAGCGCGATGTTGTCATTATCATAAAAGCATTAGAAGAGTGTATTCAACTGTCAATAGAGAATTTTCCGAAACTAGAAGGAGATGTGGTGGTGCTTTCAGACAATAGTGGCAGTGCTCACGGTGCGTTTACATCAGAATATGGTTCCACAACAGTCGCGGAGATAGGTAATTTGTCGGCAATAATAACAGCAAATGCGTGTACAGGACGTGGTATGATAGGTTTGTTTGGAGATCGTTTATTGGAATATGAAGTAGATAAATCCAAGACAATATTACAACAATATGATGAAATAAACATACTCGCTGGTGTAAGAGGAATACATGTTGGTGGTAGAACAGAAAACGGTCTATGGTTGTTTTATAAGCGTTCCATGGAAAATCCAGATAAATACAGATTTGACCACTTCTTTTGCTATTCTGATATGCAAGCTGGTCATGGAGGATTGTATGGTATTGACCCTGAGTTAAAAGATTGGGAGTTTAAAAATGCCAGATCTAGTTCCCAGAAGTATATAGACTTGTTGAAGCTATTGGAAAATTATCGTAATACGATAAATCCAAGAATGAGTTGCTTTACAGTTCAAACCGCAGGATATAATGACAGTATTATGCCGGAGAATCTATATCGTGGGGCAATATTGGCAGGTTGGACGGGTCGCGAGGTTCTTTATGCGGATAAGGTATTGAAGCTATGGGATGAAGTGGACGCAATGTTGGTTAAGTAGATTGGTTGTAAATATTCATTATAAAAATCATAAGCATTATATTATGATTTTTTTATTACACAGTAGGATAATAGACCCAATCTAATTCTTCACATACTTTTTTCCAAATTTGGTCTTGTTCTAATTGTTTTTCTCTGTCTTTCATAAGAGGAATATAAGGCAAATATTGAGTCTGGTCTAATAAAACACACAATTGATACAATGTATATGTATAATTGAAAAAATTGGTCCTATTAGCAGGACAATGAATAGCCCATGGTTTTTGAATTTCAATAAACAATACACATAATGTTTCATGTAGTTCTTCACTCATAATAGGAGGTCTTATACCAAACAATGAATTGATATATTGAATATGTTCAAAATATTTATTGTAACCCAGTTTTCTCAAAATTTCCCGCATTTTTCCATAAGTCAATTCTTTATGCAAGTCTTTAATACGCTCTTTTTTAATTCTATTCTTAATATTATCAATAACATTTTCTGGAATTTGTGTAGTCTCTTTTGCTTGAAATTGTGATAATATTTCTTTAAAATGATTTAGGCGAATATAAGAAGTGTATGAAACTTCATGTGGAGGTTCTTTATTATTAGGTTTAGAACTATCCATAATATGTGTAACAAATTGGCCACATTTAGGATTATTGCAAATAATGATTCCATCATCTTCTTGAGGAATCATTTCCCCGTCTAAACACATATAGCACATATTGCTGTTATTAATAAAATCCGATAAATTTGTTATATTATTGTGGACATTTTTCCAATATTGGATAATAGCTTCTTTAGAAACATCTGGTTTTTTGACATCGTCATCGCATGATTTTATCTTAAAAAAGGAATTCAACATATTGACACTATTTGTGGAAGTGCCATTTGAAATGTTTTTCTTTTCTTCAAAATAATGGAATAAATGTTTGGAGTTATTTAAAAAATAGTTTTTCTTATCAAGCTTGAATTGTTTTATTTTCTCATTTATACTTTTGATTTCATCTGTAATATTCATTTTAACATCAATGTTAAGATTTTGGGTTTTTAATTTTTTTAGTAATTCCTGCTTTTTTTTGGTTAATTTAGGCAATTCAACATTCTCATTGTTTTCAAAATTATCTAAAAACTCGCTATGTGTTTTATCAATATTTTGTATTTTTTTCATTATATTAATTAATACTGTCTCTATAAGTGTTTTTGTGGTTAAAATAATTGTAAAAAAATAGTAAATTATAATAAATGGAGAATGTGTCAATAGATAAAAGTGAATTTTACAAGATGTGCTTTATAATGAATGCTTTGAATGATGGTTGGAAAATAAATAAAAACGATTCAAGTTACATATTTACAAAGAAACATGAAAATAAGAAGGAAGTATACGAGGAAAAGTATTTAGAAGAATTCATAAAAAAAAATGGGAAAGTTTTCAAAATATAATTAATAATTAATTAAACGTTTTTTTCTGAGATTTTTTTCTTTAGTAAGTATATAACTCAAAATGGGTGGCGCATTGATGCAATTGGTAGCCTACGGGGCTCAAGACGTATTCCTTACAGGAACTCCTGAAATCACCTTCTGGAAGGTATCTTACAGAAGACACACTAACTTCGCCATGGAATCCATTGAACAGACCTTCAACGGACAAGCTGACTTCGGAAAGCGTATTTCATGCACCATCTCCAGAAATGGTGATCTTGCTTACAGAACTTACCTTCAAGTAACTCTTCCTGAGATCAACCAGAATGTCAACGGACAATCTGACCCTGTTTATGCCAGATGGCTTGATTTCCCTGGAGAGCAACTTGTCTCCCAGGTTGAGATTGAAATTGGAGGTCAAAGAATTGACAGACAATACGGTGACTGGATGCACATCTGGAACCAACTTACCCTAACTTCCGAGCAACAAAAGGGATACCACAAGATGATTGGAAACACCACTCAACTTACATACATCACTGATCCTACTTTCGCTGATGTTAACGGACCTTGTGCTTCTGTCGGTGGTCCTTCCCAGGTATGCGCTCCTAGAAACGCCCTTCCTGAGACCACTCTTTACATTCCTCTTCAATTCTGGTACTGCAGAAACCCTGGACTTGCCCTTCCTCTTATTGCCCTTCAATACCACGAGGTCAAGATCAACATTGATCTTAGACCTATTGGTGAATGTCTCTGGGCTGTCAAGAGTCTTACTGATGCCACTGATAACTCTGTCTCTGTCTCCCAAGCATACCAACAATCCCTTGTTGCTGCTTCTCTTTACGTTGATTATATCTTCCTTGATACCGATGAGCGTAGAAAGATGGCCCAGAACCCTCACGAGTATCTCTTTGAACAACTTCAGTTCACTGGTGATGAATCTGTTGGTTCTTCTTCCAACAAGATCAAGCTCAACTTCAACCACCCTTGTAAGGAGCTTATCTGGGTTGTCCAGCCTGATGCCAACGTTGACTACTGTTCTTCCTTGAACGGTGGTGCCACTCTTTACAAGACTCTTGGTGCTCAGCCTTTCAACTACACAGATGCCATTGATGCTCTTCCTAACGCCGTCCATGCCTTCGGTGCCCCTGATGAGCTATCTGGTGCCAATGCCTTTATCTCTGGTGGTGTCTTTGAAGGAGCCGGTGCTACTAATGCCGACGGAACCACCGCCTTCCCTGGTCTTGCCGCTGCTGGTGGTTCCAATGTCTCTGATGCCGGAACATTCGTTCTTGCCGAGACTGCTCTTGACCTCCATTGCTGGGGTGAGAACCCTGTCGTCACCGCTAAGCTTCAACTTAACGGCCAAGACAGATTCTCTGAGCGTGAGGGATCATACTTTGATGTTGTCCAACCTTACCAACACCACACCAGAAACCCTGACACTGGTATCAACGTCTACTCCTTCGCCCTTCGCCCTGAGGAGCACCAACCATCTGGAACATGCAACTTCTCCAGAATTGATAACGCTGTTCTTCAGCTTGTTCTTTCTTCCGGAACTGTTAGCGGTGCCAACACTGCCAAGGTGCGTGTGTATGCCGTTAACTACAATGTCCTTCGTGTCATGAGTGGCATGGCGGGTGTTGCTTACTCCAATTAAGTATTGTGGCTTATAGTCACTTTCAAAATTATTGAAAAATCATAAAAAACACATAATACATATTTAACATATATATTATGAAATTATTCAAAAAAGGATATCATTATAACTTTATTCACAGGTATAAATAGTATATATGTATCTAATATATATAATCAATATTCAAACATGTCAAAAAATAGATTAGGAACAAAAACACTATTTGTAAATAATACAGTGGCACAAGCTAGCACTATATTTAATTCTAGTAATGTATTAGTAAATCCTGTATTAAAACGTATAATGATTGAATTGATATATTATTCCAATTTATATTCAATTGGTGATTTAGAATCATTAACAAATGAATTTACATTACAACTTTATACGCGATATTCTAAAATCTTATATGGATTAAAACAAGGAGGTAAAGGAGAAGAAGAAATTATAAGACAAAATACATTGAAACTGATGATTACTATATATACAAATATATCAGTATATCAAGATTATCAAATTATTACTCAAAATAATATTAGCTTGAAGAAGGAAGTCGCTATTTTGCACGATACAGAAAAATTAAACGCTTATATACAGACATTGCGTAATTCTGCAAACACATATTTATTTGGAGAACACAATGTCTCTATTTCATCCGTTCATGTAAATAAAGAATATATTGATTATATAAAAACATACGGGTATCCAACAAATGGCGTATTTGATCCGGATTTATTGGGTTATTTTGCTCAAAGGGTATAAGTATATAAGTATTATTTATTATAATATATTAATATAAGAACCACATATATGAATTTTAATAACAATGGATTAATACCTAATATTTATAATAGAATGAGTAAAAATATAAATCCAAATGAAATACAAACCATTACGCGTTCTGTAAATATTGACTCATTATTTCGCGACAATTATGAGAAAACGAAGTCAACTAATTTTGTTTTTTCATTAAAAGAGCCTATGAACAATGTTTTATCAATAAAACTAACATCATTTGAATTTCCCAACATGTTTTATTCTTTTTCTAGTGAACAGAAAACCAATATATTCACTATTAATTGTTATAATATACCAACGATAGATAGCGGCGGAGGATTAGATTTTGAAACACCATATAATGAATCTTATATCATAACAATTCCTGATGGAAATTATATTGCGCCTCTATTTTTAGAGACATTGAATAATTATTTTGTAAATATAGGCCGAGGACTTAGCTTTATAAATTTTTCTATCAATGAACTAAATACACATACAATTTTCAGAGCAGCACATACAGAAGATGTAAATGGAATAAATCCATATATTGGTAATAATACAGAAAATATGTTTTATTTTTCAATAGATTTTGAAGTAAAAGGAATGCCTTTATATAAAACGGCTGGGTGGAATCTGGGATTTAGAAAACCCCAATATGTAGTATATAATACTACTATTTATGATGATATCACTAGCACAAATACAACACTTAGTTATGAAGCATATTTGGAAAGTGAATCCTCATTTGGATCTTCAATTATGCAGTATATATTCTTATGTATAGACGATTATCAAAATAACTTTGTTTCTGATACAGTGATATCATGTTTTGAGAATTCCTATTTAGGAAATAATATTTTAGCAAGGATTACATTAACATCAGGACAAAATACTATTGTAATTGACGACAGTTCTGATTTGAAATTCAAAAAACGCGTATATTTTGGTCCTACTAAATTGGATAAATTACATATTAAAGTCATTGATAGATTTGGAGATCCAATAAATATTAATAAAAATGATTTTTCATTTGTTTTAGAAGTAGAACAGTTATATAATAATAAAAATTAGTCAAAACATAATTAATTATTTTATGTTAAAAACAAATGTTTACATATAGTATAATGTCAACTGTTGATATATTCTTCTCAAACCACCTTAGCGAGAGCATTGATGCTTCCTCAGCTACCATACCTTCTGATAGCACTGTTATTGGTGATGTATCTGCCACAATATTGATTGTAGATGTAAGTGCTAGCACTCTACAAAACACATTTTACTTCAAAACCGATGCCGATATTGCTACTTCTGGTACTGATGATGTATCATACTATGTAGATGTATCTAAATGGACTACATTGGCTGCTGATTTAGATGCCGAATCCGGAACTATTAGCATTGCCAATGGCGCTTATGTCGCTGATGATACATTATCTGAAGATTTCTTGAGAAATCTTGCTGCCCAGTTATTTGGAACTCATTTAGGTGTAGATCTATTTAACAATGAAACCACAGTGAAGGCCAATTTGAATACAGCCACAACTGCGCTTGCTTCTTCTATTCAATCTACTATCTCTGATGTTGGTATCAGCGGAACTGATGCTTCATTGAACGGAACATCTGGTGGAAAATACTTTGGTGATAATGTTACTGATAGCAAGAATGTCACTCGTGAAATCATCAACCAACTTCTTGACAACTCCATATCTCGTCAGCGTTTTGTTGATATTTCTGGAAATTGGACATATGAGTCAACCCCTGGAACATACAAAGTGCCTCTTATTGCGGGTGATTCTATCTCTTATGCTGTTACTGTGAACCCTGATTCAGACCAGGATACAAATGTTGCAACTGGCGGAACCACATCCAGCCGAAAATATAGAGTCAAGTTTGTATTACAGTAATTATATAGTGTATAAACTTTCAAAGACTTAATGTAGAATAATTTTATATTTATATCAATATAAATATAATCAAATAGTAACACTATTATGGCATACAAAAAATGTTTGACTCAAAATGATTTATTATTGGACAATTTGAAAGATTTTTATCAAGACAAGACATGTTTAAATAAAATGGTTGATATTATCAATGGAAATTCTAAAATATCACTTCGTATTGTGGATTGGTTCGTGACAAATTATTCCAAAAAATATTTCGTTGTATATGAGATTAAAACCAGTGATTCTGTTGATAGATTCAAGGTATATAATGATTATAAATTGAAATTGAAAGCATATAGTAAAAAACGTTTTGACCCCTTTTGTCGTTGGGAGAGAATATCTTTTCCATATAAAGATGGTTCATGTATTGAAACTACTATCGGTCAATTAAATTTTTTTAAATGGGCATTAGAACATAAAATTGTTGATTATATTGAAAAATCTTATGGTGTGATAGAACAAGATATGAATGAACGCAATAGTTCATCTAAAAAACGAGTATCCATGGATAATGATCTAACAAAAACGCGAAAAAAACGCGAAGAATTATCTATTTCCGCCACAAAATGTATTAAAAAGGAAGAAGTCAAAATTATTGTCAAGTTTGAATAATTTGAAAAGTTATAAATATAAGTTTTCAAATACACACCTTTTGATCGTCTAATTGTAAATCATAGGGCGTTGATCTTTTTTTGCTATACGTGGTTCTACTACATAAACAACGGGTTTCTCAAATACATTGAGACTCTTCAAATTGTTATATTGTGGGGTAACATCCGGTAAAGGTGTTTCTAAATTATTGGCACCAATACCAAATAACTGTGATTCAATGTCACATGCATTATTAGATAGAACATTACGACAAGTTTTACCTGCCAATAGTCCATCACCTGGATGATATGCGGTTTCTACTAATCCATAACTTTTACATGTTAAATAATCACTAGCATTTATAAGTTCTCTTTTTTCCATTGCATAATTATTCTGTGTATTTTTATTACGAGTTGAGGCCATTTTATATATTAATATATTTTATTTTTTAATGTAATATAGTTTGTATTATTATTATTAAATCTCCCGTTCTGGAAATCTACTAAGCATAAGAAAAATAAGTAGAAATAGTCATATGAAAATAGCACACACAATCCAATTTCTTCATCTTCTGATAACATTTTGCTTGCACCAATCGCATATAATTCTTTGAATAATATATTCGTTTTTGTTATACTATAGATCTCAGTTAAACATGAGGACATCTCCACAGAATCAAATAATAATTCATCATAGGACTCTTGATCCATAGAACTATCTAAATTTATTTTTGATATATCCATATTCACAAATTCCCTAAATTTTGCTCTATATGTAAAATTATCATTATAACTAACGTCTATACACAAGTTATATTTCATATATAATTTGTATCTTCGTATTTTTATTTTGTTTTTCTTTATTTGAAATTATTTTTTATCATTTTCTTGTGAAAGTTCTCTTGTTGGAATACCACCACGAACCCACCCAGCAAGAGCGACTTCTTCAATAGAATTCGCAGGATCGGCAATTTTCTCCTTCACTTCATCTAATAATGGATATTTACTATAATCAATGAAGGTCTTATCCATAATTGTAGAAGTACTCTTCTTCTCTAAGTCAGTGGTTCCGTGTTTCAATTTGGTTTCAATATCAACATTCCCTGGACCACGACCTAAATATGGCACTGTAACAAAAGGGCGTTCGTGTAATTGAAGTTTTTCATAAGATCGCTCATTTTTACTTTTTAATGACAAAATGGATTCTTGTTCAATTACGCTACCAGGAATACCACCGGTAGAATTCTTGAAATTTATGGCGTGATTATTTGTGGCGAATTGTACGTGTGAATTAGTATTATTGAAATAGTTTGCTAAACTGTGATCAATGAACTTTGCGTTCATTTGATTTCTTTGGCTATTATCACTTTTATCAGCTCCTATGCGTCCCATAGAATGAAATTGGCTCATCTTATATATTAATATATATATAATATAATCTTCATGTGTTATACTTAATATAAATTATAGTTTGATTTATTTCTAGCACAAGCGAAAAGGTTTCCTTCTTTACAAGACACCATACTTCCATAACAGAACTCAGCAAAACTCTTTTGATCGTTTGCAACTTGTGTATTAGCATTGCTATGAAATTGGCGTAATGATTGTTCAAAAGTATATTGTTCGCCTAAATCTCTGAATAATTTATCTGCTATGTTTGGTTGGTCGGGGTTCAATTCTTGGACCATTTTTTTTGATTCATTCATAATTTTTTCATTAATATTTTCATTAAAACTAGGTGGCGCTGGTTTTTTCTCTGTATTATATTCATAATCTGTTATTAACACATTACTAAATGGATTAGATGATGTCGGTTCATCAAATACATCTTCTGCTATATCATATGGAACATCTAATTCGTCAGTAACAGTGTTATATCCATCTACAAAGTTCTCACTAATATAGTTACTATAATAATGAATAACATAAATGAAAATGATTGTGATCATTCCTATAAATAGTACTCGCTTGTTACCAAAAAACAGAAAATATACAGCACATAATAGAATGACTAATCTAGTTGTAGCATTCAATTGTTGGTTAAAGTCCATACTTTCTGTTGGAAATATTTCATATAAATGAGAACCTTGAAATAATATGTTTGGATTTTTACCCCAAAAATCTATGCAATTTTCTTTTTCTTCAACTATAATTTCATTATTTGAATTGTCGTATGTTGACATTTTATAAATTATATGTATATAATATCTCTACATATAATCCCAAGTTCTAATTACAGGTTGACTTCAAATGTTTCACAACTATGTTCATCTGGAACAATTTTCATTATACACTTTGTTTTTGCTCCTTTTAATGGTTCCGTACAACCTTTTTCTGTTTTTCTAGAATCCACGATTGGCATATCTTTACAACGAGCTCTAAAATGTTCATATCTGTCCCTAACATCTTCATAGGATAAATTAGAGACTTTATTCAACATTGTATTTATTAACTCGTGCAATTTAAATATATATCTGGAAAATGTGTATCTGGATTTCATTTTATTCATTGTTAATGGCAATTGTTTTAAATTATTGACTAAATTTTCCCGGCATTTTCCACAAGGTAATACGTGTTTTAAACTCAAAATGAAATTCCGGTATTTTATCTTTTGTTCATGTGTTGGTTTCACAGGATAATTAAAACTTATCGTGTGTAGTGTATGCCACATTGTAGGTCCCCATATTTTCGTCAACATACCATCTTTTGAATTATATTGTTTTTTTGTAAACGTCTTTTTATTATGTTTTTTAATATTTTTACAGGTTCTCATTTATAGTATATACATATTGTTTTTATAACAGAATATATTTCTTAATTCAATCTTTTTTCTAATTTATTCATTAAATCATCGCCATATAATAAGGTGCCTGTTGGTTTATAATCTTTCACAGATAGGAATTTACTTTCTTCCTTCTTCTCATAGTTAGGTAATTGATTCAATGGATTTATTTGTAGGTTCTCTTCTGGTGTCTTTGATTCTATAATATTTCCACGTTCATCTATTACTACGCCCGCCTTTTTCTTGATCTCATTACGAACGTAAGATGGAATCCAATTGTGCCATGATATAAACAATGTATTTGGATGTATATATTTTACTTGAAATCCGTTTTCTTCCAAATGATTATATACATATGCTATACATTCACCTTTGTCATATATAGGTTCTCCTACTAAATACTCTGGAACGTTATACCAGATGTGTGTATCATTATTGAATTTGTTTTTTGCTGTGTGATTAATCCTTTTATGAACACGATTGAGAACCTTGTTAAAAATACCTAACTGTTTTAAGTCTCTTTTCTGTTTTTTTTCGTATAATTCGTCTATATTTACTTTTGAATCTTGTGTGTTCTCATCAAATAAAAACATTGACGACATTTTTATAAATTAATATATAAAAAAATTGGAATATATAAACCATGATTAAAAGTATTATTATTTCTGGTGGAGGACATTCTGTTTTCACTTTCTATGGTATTATCAAACAAGCTTTGCAATCAAAATATATCGTTTATGAGAACCTTGAATCTTTATATGGGACTTCCGCAGGTTCTCTTATTTGTCTATTAATTGCATTGAATATTGAAACAGAAGTACTAGATAACTATTTAATTAACAAGCCATGGCAGGAACTGTTTCATCTTACATTTGATTCATTTATGCATTTATATGAAACTTTCGGTATTTTCAATAATGACATATTTGTTGATATTTTTTCACACTTATTTGCATACAAAGAATTGGATGTAAATATTACATTTGAGGAGTTTTATCAATATAATAATCTGGATATTCATCTTTATTCTACGAAATTAGAGAACCTAGAATATACCGATTTTAATCATTTGACAACACCTAAAATGAAAGTGCTGGACGCGATTCATGCTTCTTGTGCTGTGCCATTTATATTTCCTCCATATAAACAAGATACCGCATATTATTTGGATGGGAGTATTATGATTGATTTACCATTGGAACCCGCTTTGACAAAACATGACAAAGAAGAAGTCCTTGTCATTAAAAAATTCAGTGAATCTATTGTATTAAAAGAGAACCCGAATCTATTGGATTACATGGGTTTCGTATTTGTGAATCTTATTCATAAAATCATTATATGTAATAATCAACATATTGAAAATTTCATTGTTGTAAAAGATAATATTGTGTCTTTGGATGATATTTTACAAATGGCATCACAAAAAGAAAAACGGAATAATGCTATTCAATCTGGTATGGATTTATTTGAATTATATTATGGTGAAAAACAAGAAATATAATAAATAATAAATATATAATGTCATTACCAACTGTGGATGAAGGCTTAGGATTCATTACATATGATGATGTATCTACAAATAGTGCCTTGTTAAGTAAGCAACAGAGTGATTTGTCTGGAAATGTAACGCAACGACAATTCTGTATAGATGCATTTCATTTAGCTGGAAATAGAGATGTGTCTAATGCGTTGATAGTATCAGACGATATTACTACTGAAACAGATAATGTATTAGCATTTATAGGTTCAAATGTGAAATCAGTTCAAAGGACTTATTTGTCTAATATAAATATATCAACAAAGAATCAATTGTTTGCAATAAATGCATATGATATGACATATGGTATTAGTAAATTGAACCCATTGAATAGTAAGTTCTTAATACCACCACCATTTACACAATTAACAGAAACGAAAATAGTAGCAAGTGATAGACAAGTAACTGATTATTTTGGATATAGTGTAGCCATAGATGGTAATTATGCTATTGTGGGAGCATATTTAGAATACCACGATGCAAGTGGTGCTAATGTAATAACTAATGCTGGTTCAGCATATATTTTTGAAAGAACAAATGGTTCTTGGAGTCAAAAACAAAAAATAGTAGCAAGTGATAGACAATTCAATGATTATTTTGGATTTAGTGTAGCCATAAGTGGAAATTATGCTATTGTGGGAGCATATAATGAAGATCACGATGCAAGTGGTGCTAATCCTTTTGAGAAAGCTGGTTCAGCATATATTTTTGAAAGAACAAATGGTTCTTGGAGTCAAAAACAAAAAATAGTAGCAAGTGATAGACAAGCAGATGATTGGTTTGGATATAGTGTAGCAATAAGTGGAAATTATGCTATTGTGGGAGCATATTATGAAGACCATGACGTAAATGGTGATAATGTAATAAATTATGCTGGTTCAGCTTATATTTTTGAAAGAACAAGTGGTTCTTGGAGTCAAAAACAAAAAATAGTAGCAAGTGATAGAGGAGGAGCATATGATTTTTTTGGAGCCAGTGTAGCCATAAGTGGTAATTATGCTATTGTGGGAGCATATTTAGAAGACCCCGATGCAAGTGGTAATGTAATAAATAATGCTGGTTCAGCATATATTTTTGAAAGAACAAATGGTTCTTGGAGTCAAAAACAAAAAATAGTAGCAAGTGATAGACAAGCAGATGATTTGTTTGGACGTAGTGTAGCCATAAGTGGTAATTATGCTATTGTGGGAGCATATGGTGAAGACCATGATGCAAGTGGTGCTAATGTAATAAATTATGCTGGTTCAGCTTATATTTTTGAAAGAACAAGTGGAACTTGGAGTCAAAAACAAAAAATAGTAGCAAGTGATAGAGGAGGAGCAGAAGATTATTTTGGATATAGTGTAGCCATAACTGGTAATTATGCTATTGTGGGAGCATATTATGAAGACCACGATGCAAGTGGTAAGGAAGGATTAAATAATGCTGGTTCAGCATATATTTTTGAAAGAACAAATGGTTCTTGGAGTCAAAAACAAAAAATAGTAGCAAGTGATAGACAAGCAACTGATTATTTTGGACGTAGTGTAGCCATAGATGGTAATTATGCTATTGTGGGAGCATATGCAGAAGACCATGACGTAAATGGTGGTAATGAAGTAGTTGGTGCTGGTTCAGCATATATTTTTGAAGGTTGATTTATTGATAAAAATATTCATTTATCAATAAATTTATAGATTTCTATTAATTCTGTTTGGTAATCCATGACCAAATACTACCATGTAAATGAGAACCACAGCACCAATTAAAACACTTCGGTTCTCAGCAATAACTTGTGATTGTTTCAACAAATAAATCATCACCAAGTATAACAATACACCGATGATGACAGAGTGCAAAAGCATCATTAATCCACGTTCCATAATATAAACTATGTATATATTTTTATTTTTGAGAACCCAATAAATAAGATAATAATGGAATTTCGCGTTTTCTCAACAAATGCGATTCAAACGCCACATTGTATTTTGATAATAATTTGGAATCCTCTAAAAATTCCTCATAATCTCTCAATAAATCGTCAATTCTATATCTTTCATCCATATTCGCAGTAATCATTTTCTCAAACATGGTACTCAATTTCTCCGCCAAATCGTCGCTCAATAAATGTTTCACATGATTTAATACGTAATATAGTGAAAGTCCTAAACCATATATATCAAAGGTTCTCAATGTAGTGTCTAGAAAGTCTTCATATTTATCAGCAAGTTGTGAATTAATACTATGAAAGAGTCCGGCATTATTTTTTTTCTGATACTCACGAGAACATGATAGGAAATCATAAAACATATTCACATTTTGAGTAACATTATGTTGATTATTAGATGTCACATATTTAACAAAATTCAGCCGTTGTGATGAAGATTTATTAACAAGACGCACATATTCATTGTAATTCATAAACATATATTCCATGGGAAAATACCAATATGAAATACCGAATTCGTAAGTAGATGTTCTAGCTTCTTCTTTGATTTGTTCTATGGAATTCATGAATCCAAAGTCAATATAATTCAACCGATTATCCTTTTCGTTATACACAATATTAAGCGGTTTCACATCATGGTGTATACTATCATTAATCAAGAACTGTTTCAATCCATAAATAAGACGATGTACTTCAATAAAAAATAATTCAACCTTTTGTGTATTAGAACGAGATTTCCGAGAAGACTCCATATTCTTAGCAAATTTCTCCAAAGTGATACCACCATTATCCATCAACAATAACTCGTAATCGTCAATCTTATCATAGTTAAAATCTTCACAATCTTTAATAGATTTCTTATTATATTTACTCTTTTTCGGTTTACAAGAACTAGGTTTCCCTAAGTAAAAATTATTTTTCTTGTCAATCTTTTGTATACGTTTAAATTCCTTTAATTCTTTGTTCAAATGTTTACGGGTCATAAGTTTAGATATTTTATTTTTACCGACTTTTTTCTTAGTGCATTGTAGAGAAGGGCGATGCACACATCCATATGAACCTTCACCAATTACTTCACTCATTTATATATAATTACATATAAATGATTCAAAATGTCATATTTTTATACATAATGACAGATTTACTCTTCTAAAACACCATTAATAAACTTTTCAAGACCATTAAATGATACCTTAGAATCAAACTCTATTATTACATCATCACTACCTGTACCTTTGATATCCATTTTAATAGTAGGATAACCTTCTACAACATATTTCGCTACTAGTTCTTTTACGTTATTATCATGCTGGGAATCTGCGGGTTGACTAGATGCATCGTTATCGCAATCAATAGATCTACAATTGATTTTATATCCATTGAATAATTTATTATCATATGCTGCTACAAACTTCTCCCACTCAGGTTTTGCTTTGGTACAATGAGGACACCATGTAGTATAGAAAAAAAGGATTTCGGCACTCTTATCATTTTGATCTGCGTTCGCAACATCATTGAATTTATTATTTTCTATTGCGGCCTTTCCATATTGTTTATAGGCAAAATAAGCACCATATAAGAATACTATCACTAGAATTACAATCAATATTGTTAATCTATATGGTTTTATGATGTCAAGAAGAGATTGAACGATTTTATACATTATATATTAAATATACATTTTTGTATAGAACATTTTACGTAGGGTTTATTTTTACTTTTTTAATATTTAATAAAATATATGGAACCACCTAAATTAATATTTATTGTACCTTATAGAGATAGGGATCAGCATTACAAATTCTTCAAAACACATATGAATACAATTCTTGAAAATATTGATCATAGGATATTGTATATTCATCAAAATGATAAACGATCATTTAATCGTGGCGCATTAAAAAATATTGGTTTTATGATAGTGAAAGATATATACCCAAATAATTATCAAAACATAACATTAGTATTTAATGATATTGATACAATGCCATTTACACCTGGGTTCTTAAATTATGAAACTACTAAATCAACAATAAAACATTTTTATGGATTCAAATATGCTTTAGGTGGTATTGTATCTATTAAAGCTAGCGATTTTGAAAAAGTAAATGGATTTCCTAATTATTGGGGGTGGGGGTTTGAAGACAATGAATTACAAAAGAGAGTATTAAAAAATAACATGAAAATCAACAGGTCACAATTTTATGATATTATGGATAAAAATATTATTCAATTTCAACATGGATTTGAGAGACCTATTAATAGAGGAGATATGCAGAAATATAAGAGCAATTCAAATGAAGGAATTAATAGTATTAAAAATTTACAATATATTAATAAGGATGACTTCATTGATATAAACTCTTTTGATACAGGTCGTATTGAAGATTCTACAAAACGGATGAGTTATGATTTGAAAAAAGGTAATAAAATTAATTTAAAACGTATAGGAGCTTTAAAAATGTGCTTTTAATTCACTTTTGAAAATTTGAATGTAATACCAACGTGTGTCTCGTTTTCCCATATTCCAGAAATTTTCAATATAATATTATCACCATATTCACTTGTCTTGTATAATTTCATCATATTACTTTTGAGAGTATCTCTTAGTGTATAATTAAACGATTTTGAAACATTAAACCGTGCTTTATAAAATTCTAGCATATCTTGTTCTATTTTATATAAAATGTCTAAATCATTGATTTTATCAATTTTAAATAATGAATTATTTATGTAATATCCAGAAACGTTTATTGAAAAATAAATACCTATTGTACTTAAAATATTTGAATATAATACTTTAGTAAACTTTCCTTCCATGAGCATATTTTTTTTTGTATCTAACAAAAATATATTGTCTTTCTTATAGTCATTTAAATGATATATAATGTTCATTATAAATCATTCTAAATAATGTTTAAACGTTTTGTATTATAATACTTATTTTGATCCCAACATTTTCTCTAATTCTGCTAATTGTTTATCGGCATCTGACATCTCTTTGTCTTCGTCTCCACCTTTGCCTTCGCCTTCGCCTTCATCTTCACCTTCGCCTTCATCTTCACCTTCATCTTTGACTTCATCTTTGACTTCATCTTCACTTCCTTCATCAGCCCCTTCTTTCATACCCTCAATATTAGGAAATGCATTTGTCAACAAAATGTAGCTAAATAATAAAATTACAAATACCAAAATCATCGTTTTAAAATTCATGTTAAACTTCATAATAAACTATATACTATATATATATAAATTTTATTAATGTCAAGCGTTTTTCACAAAAATAAACCTATTATAAAATGGAAAGGAGATACTTTTACACAAGTATCTAGCAGTATTAAACTGAATACTCGCGAAGCACCAAATGTGAATAATTATTTCAAAGCGCAGCCAAGTAAGATATACAGACGTGTAATTGCGTGTGAAGCCGATAATTGTAATCCTCGTATTTCTATTAAAATTGAAGAAATCAATCGTCCAGGAGGTTCCAACAGAACGAGTTCCGCAAATAGTGGTTTAGATACTACAACAGATATTATTAAACAAAACAATTCATCCGCATACTATGAAAATAATGATGTAAGATGTTTACAGGCACAAAATACAGAAGCAAATGCTTTGCGTCGTGTTCGTAGTGCTGGAATGTCCAAACGTAATGACACTAAATATTATTCTGATAGTAGTCAATACTTGAAGAGCCGAAATCTATCATTCAAAAGCAATGAATTCTTCTCTTTAAAAAAGGGTGATGCGGATTATCGCGCTGGAACATCACAGGCGGCCAATAATGTGTATGTATCTACAAGTGTAAATCATTGTAATAAATTTAAAATCTCCGAAGCAACAAGTTTCAAATATGTTTGGTATGATGATATTAGTTACAATGTCCCAATTGTTGCCGGAGAATATGATATTAGTGATATAAATAATGCGTTGTATAGTGTTATGAGTGCAAATAATCATTATAAATTGGAAATTCCTCATAGAAGTAAGGAGTTTTTCATTAAATTCTTATATGATGCGTCTACACGTAAGGTTAATATTGAACTCAAACAATATTTAGGAGATACTAATAGTAGTGGTGTTACTGTTTATAGCGATGAAAATGTTGCAAAACCTGAATGGACCGATGCTGATACTGATAATATGGTGATTCGTGTAATTATAGACGAACCAGTATTTGCCAATGCGATTGGATTCAATAGTGGCAGCAACTCATTACCATCGGTGTATATTTCTGTTGGTTCAGATCAAATATTTATGGGTCCTAATGTAGCACAACTTATACCAAATTATAGCCAAGTTTACTACAAACCATCTAATCATCAATTTGCGACACAAGGTGCGGTAAGTTCAAGTGATTTAATCGCTCGTAAGAAATATGACAATATTACAAATGTGGGTGCCAGTTTCAGAAGTGCTTTCGGAAAACAAACCATGAATGCTATCGCATATTATAGTAGTGATTATGGATTCACAATTAAAGATAAGTTGGGATATCCTACAAAAAAGACACCCGTTTTTACAAAATATGAATCTTGTTGTAAAGAAAATTACAAATATAAATTTGTTTGAATACTTCAAGTATAAAAATAATTTAAGAAATTATATAAACATATAAAGTATATTTATATAATGGACGTTTTAAATACAATGACTTCCAAGTTTATGAACTATATAACTAATTTTGTTAATCCTTATAAACATAACACTAGTGAGAGTGTAGAAAACGACGGTGACATAGAAAATCAAATAGAAAAATTTTCAAAGAAAGGCGCAGTTATTACTGGAAATGTAATAGTAAATTTGTTGATTTTGAAAGTAGATATGCTTCTATATTTGAGTTCCATGGTGCAGACATATTTCAAGACTATGCTTGAAACAACTGATAATGAACATGAGAACATATTATTAGAACATATTAACAATGAAGAAAATTCAGATGACGAAATAACAGACGAAAATACTACTGAGTTTGAAATTGTTGATAAAAAAAATCAATAATATAACTTTTATATATCTGACTCATATGATTTTAAAAATACATTTTCTTCAATAATTGTATTATAAGGCACATTATATTTGTTACACCAAAAAATACATTTTTGTATATGATTTTTCATTATACTCTGTATTTTATCATTTTTATTATGTTCTAATAATAATAATGTATTATTAATATTCTCTATTTGTTGTTGTCCGAATATAGCATTATATTCCTCTACTTTCGTAACAAAATATGTTGGCAACTCGTTCTTTATGTACGTCATAATATTTTGTGATTTATTTAATAACATAGACTGAAAACAGGATATAAGAAATGTCTTGGAAGTCTCATTTAATCCACAGAACCCTTTACACACTATATATTTTTCCGAATTGGCATACCGACTGGTTTGTGGTTTACAAATATAAACTTCATTATAATATCCAGATAAAATATATAAAATATCAATACTATTCTTCAAAAAACAGTCAAACATTTTTAATACAAATGAACCATTTTTTTTCTGTAAAAACAATGCGTAGCATAATTGAGCAAATAATAATTTGCTTATTGAGGTTTCTTGTTTATTAAAATCATTAGAAAAATCAAACCCGCCATCACCTGTTACAATATTCATAGAACTTCCATATGTTTTAATAATATATGTAAAATTATCAAAATCCAAAATATCACCGTTTTTTTTAATACCATTTTCAATCACAACATTAGAATGTTTGTTTAAAAATTGTTGGCTTTTTTTCCAACTAGGAATATTCATATCTTCTTCATCGTCTAATAATGTCATACCATAATAAACATCATCATAATTATTACGTTTATTTACGAATGCTTCAATGAACCCCCCTGGTCCTTCGGCCAAATGGAATGTTTTTATTTTTTTATCTTCAATGCGTATTAAATTAAATGTGTCTATAATTTCAATCATTTTAAAATAACTTCTAGACAATGGCTTATATTTGGATACGCATTTATTTTTGTTGGGTATGATAGTATTTATATATTCATAAGGGTTTGTATATTTTTTGTATATATCCCATTTGGATTCTTGTTTTTCTATCTTAA